ATTACTCTACCACCATTCTCAGCCAAAACTTCATTTGCTTGAATAGTAACACCGCCTCTTTTGGGAGTAGCTGTAGTGATATCATTTCCAGATCCAATATATTCAAAAGTGTGAGAACTTGCAATAATCTTACTTTGTTGGAAGAAGAATACTGTAGATCCAACACCCACTGTATTGATTAGATTCTCATCAAGTGTTAATGTGGTAATTCCAGATACGATAGGTGTGGCACTATTTATTGTATAGTAGATATCCGCCATATTGGCAGTTGCTGCGGCACTACTTCCACCGCCACCAGAAATAGTAACTGAAGGTGTTGATTCATATTGACTTCCACTACTGATGACTGTGATTGATGCAACAGAACCACCTTCAAGAGTAGCGAACGCAGTTGACGTTTCACCACTTGGACCAGTAGGAGCTTCGAGAGTTACGGTTGGAGTAGAGGTGTAACCACTTCCACCATTAGTAACCGTGATTGTTTCTACGGACTTATAGAGTTGATCAAAATAAACAATCTGTCCATCATAGGGACGTGTCTCTCCAGTTCCAACATTAATAGTTACATTATCTTGTGCCGCTGCCGCAGAGGTTGTAACAGTACCAATAAACTGTTCAGAACCCTTACCATTGGCGACCAAACCAAAAGTTCCAAAACTACAATTACTATTAGCAACATCCGCTTGTCCACCAGCATGACAAGTTATTGCTTGATCACAACAAATGGTGAATACCGATACCAATTGAGCATATCCTTCATTTGTGACAGCCACACCGACACCACCTTGATTGTATTGAGTGAAGGCGTCAACGTTCATTGACTTGGTTTTAACTGCCAAATTTCCATCAACTCTAATTCCTGTTCCAGTAGTTGTGTCACTAGTGCAGTTCTGAATGTAAGGACCTTTCCATTTACCACCACCAACATTAGTAGCACCAGCTGTTGGGAATGCAACAGCAGCTGATGGAGCCAGGTGACCAGAGAAGGTCATATTAGCTAACTTACAACCCTTGTTGACGTGGAATAGATCCTGTGTGGTATTATTTGGTAGTACCTTTACACTTCTCAAGTCATCACCAACAACAGAAACAAATGCTGGAACCGTGATTGGATTACTTTCTACATAGTTTCCAGACAGTACTTTTATGACTGTACTGGATTGTGCAATACCAACAGCACCTGCAATAGTCAGTTTAGCGTTATCGATTGATGTTCCATTATTACTATCATTACCATCTTTTGCAACATACAATACATTGGGTGCAGAGTTAATACCAGTAGCAGTTGTATTGATAGTAATATTATCACCAAATATTGCTTGACTATTAGTAATTGTGACAATACCAGTAGTAATGGTATTGTTGTCACCATCAATAGTAACAGATGATTCACCAATAGTAAGGATACCAGTGATTCTTGCATCACCTCTCACCAAAAGGGCAGTTGTAGCCGTACCCGTATTGACTTCGAGACCGCTTCTAAATGTTGAAAGACCTAGAGAATCTAAACGTGTTACATCATCATAAGTGATTGTCCCACCAACAGTGACGTTACCACTGAAGAATCCATCAACAGCAGTTATAGATCCAGCAATACTGATGTTGTTGGGTACATCATTGGTTCTACCTGCACCATACACAAGAATGGCACCATTTGCAGTTGACTTCTTGAGAACAACAGCAATCTTTTGTACAAGATGAGTTGGGTCAGTTGGTCTTACATTAGTTAAACCACCACCAGGAGCAACAAAGAGTTCATCTCCTACATCAAATGCTTGAGTGTTAACACCTTCCAGTTCACCATAGACAATAATCTGACCATTGGTATTGTTAGCAAGATCTGCACTTACAACACCCTTTGCGGGCATTGTTGTTGAGTCAGATGCTCTTGATTCTTCAACGTCTAATCTATCAAGTCCACTGTTGTATGCTATTTGATATACAGGTGTTCCGATGGTCAGTCCATAACCAATGTTTTGATTTCTAACATCAAGGACAAGTTTTGATGCAGAATCTCCACCAATTGCCGCACTAGCAATACCAACCCACTTGGAGTTAGCCTGATCATAAATCAGTAATTTACCATCTCCTGTTGTTCGGTCGAATGAAACATCATCGAGGTCGTGGATGAATGCCGCTCCACCACCACCCATGGTGGATAATTGAGTGGTTATCCTATTCAGAAACAACCTATAGTGGTTGGACAGATCTTCCAACGTTGCAAAGTTCTGATCAAGAGGTGTTAGTGGGTCAACCTGGCCACCAGCTCTTTCCTTTTCCTCTGGTGGTTCATTGAGAAGATAGTTCTCCTTCAGTTCAGTCTGTTCAGACTTAATTAAGGAAGCAAGTTTGGATAACTCTTTTAGTTCTTTTCTGAGAGAAAAGATGTCTTCGTCAATTCTCGAAACATCTTAATCATAATATTTTGCTTCAGGGAGTGTATCAACAGTCTCCTTTAAGTCAGTAAAGAATTTGAGAATAGACTCATCTGCCTTAACACTCTGCTCATTGATACTCTCAATCTCTTTTTGAAGAGATTGTTTGAGTTTATTTTGCTCACTGAGGATAGACTTCTTTAACTTCTTATCATCATCCTTGGATATATGATGTTGTTCCCAAATCCTACGAGAAACATCCTTAACTTCTTTTATAAGTTTATCTCTTGTCTCTCCAAGACTTGTGACAGTCTGTTCAAAATTCTCAGTAAGATTCTTTACATCTACTCTAAGTTCAAATTCTTTCTTCTCAAAATTGTCGTTGAGTTCGTTGACCTGATAATCAATCTTCTCTCTGATAACATCGAGGTGTCCCTGAACTTTATTGAAGTCATCATCGATAAGACTAAAGGTTTTACCGATCCAAGAGAAGTCTGGAACCTCTTGAACTTCCTGAACCCAATCGGGGAAGGTAGGAATCGCTTCACTTACCTGTTCAATTCTTGATTTGAGTGACTCAAGGTCCTCTTCATAGTATTTTACCTCTGGAAGAGACTTAAGTTCTTCCTTAATATCAGTAATTTTGTCATATATTGAGTTAATATCATGATCATAGTACTTGACAGTTGGAATTTTTGACTCAATTTCAGATAATTTACCCTCAAATTCCTCATTTTGGACACTTAGGACATCAATTTTGTCCCTTTTTGCATAATCTTCTTGAATTTTTTCAATTTGAGCACAAATTTCCTCTAATTGCTCATCATAATACTTAATTTCAGGTATTTTAGGGATATCTTTTCTTACATCATTAACCAAACGGACCAATTCCGACCATTCTGGAGCCTGAACAACGTCAGTTACTTCCAAAAATGACTCTCCATCGGAATTTTCGATGGTCTGGGTCTCTTCTTCTACAGTTTTTTCGAGAAAATCTTCGACTGAGGGCAGATTTTCCTCTTTAAATTCTTCTATTGACGGTAAATCGTCGGGATTTTCCATGAAATCCCTATACGAAGGTAAATTATTACTATTATCGCGCGACATGTCAGGTATTAGTAAGAATACTTTGGGATTTCTCTCCCGTTCTTACTATTTATCATTCATGCCTTTCTTCAATAATTTCTGAAGTTCAGCTGTTGAACCGACAAACAATGCATTGTTGACAGTTGTTGGACCTTTAGTATCTTTCTCTTCTTGAACGTCTTTTAATTTCTGTTGAAGTGTCAACAATTTGTCAGTGGCATCAGCTACGTTCTTAATCAATTGACCTGCGACCTCATACGCACGAGGCATCTCACTCTCTTGAGCCAGTTCAAGGATACCGTCGATGGCCTCCTGCCCCTTCTCAATGATCGAATAGAGATTACCCCTCGTATATTCGTAATCTCTCTTGATATCTTCAGTGGTAGATTTGATTTTTTCAATTTTCTTTTCAGTTACCTCTACTTCTACAGGTTCAACATTGAAGGTTTCGTCGAGCTTCTCATACTTATCAGACATAAATTAACCTCAGAAAACAGTACCATCAAATCCAAAGTCATCACCAATTTCAATGAAATCCGCATCAGCGGTGGTGATTGTAGCAACTCCAGAACCAAGAACGTGTTCTGCAGCTGTCGAGTTGTCTTGACCCCTCTTGACAGTCAGTTTGTTACCAGAAACCTTTTCAATGTACATCTCCTCTTTATTGATTTGGATGTATGTTGCTGCTGAGAGTTGAGATGCATCGGCAACTTCAATGACTTTCTCTATTTCATCAACGTTCTCAGCAATCGTAGTGACATAACTGTCATCATAATCCTGGACAGCTCTTGGTACGACTCTGTATGTGAGGTCTCTTTCTGGATTTCTGAGACCTGGTCCTGCGGAACCAGACACATAACCAACAGTAACTTTCATGATAATATCGCCTGATACATCTGACAAAGGACCAAAGAGAAATGTTTTAGCTGTGAACGTCAGAGTATATACAAGAGCTCTTCTCGTCTCATAGTTACCCTCATAATCATCTTCCATAGAAATTCCTTCAAGTTGAATGGGAATATCTCTCTTTTCCTTGAAGTCACCAAGAAAGTTGATCGGAAGGTTATATGTTGGTTGAAAGTAAGGTAATATCTGTTCGACAATCTGCAACATATCATCATTCAGTTTTGTCATAATCGACAACTGAATAGTCATGTTGTATGATACAGGAACATATCCCTTTTTAATCTCACTTCCAGTAGAATTCTTGACTACGAACTGTTGTGTTTGAGTTGACTTTCTTGTAGGATCATACTGAAGGTCAGTAAACTCAAATGACATCCTTGGGAGTGACATCTGAGTTGACTTATTCAGATTGGACTGTTGTTCGATTCTAGCAAGACACTTCTGAGTAGGTCCATATGCTAATGGAACTTTAAGATTACTGATACTGTTATCAGATTCATTCTTATGTTGGATTTCAATTCCATTAAACATCGATCCAAATCCGATGATTACGGATCTGAAAATTTCATTATAGAAATACTCAAACATTAGTCTAGTCTTTGTTTACTAC